TGTAGCTAAACAATCTTATTTAAGAAATAGAAATACTGGATTTACATATCAATTCCAATATGAGTATTATAAGTTTACTCAAGTTTTACTGGAAAATCTTAGGCAAGAAAATAAAGATGTAAATTTTATTGGTATTCGTCTTTGTGCTCCTAGAACAATGAATGATTTTATCAGAAGGTATGAAATAGTCACTGATAATACAAATAAAAAAATTAAAAAAGAAAAATTCTATGATATCAAAGATACTGGTTATACATCTTACTTTGCAATGCAAACCTCAGCACTAAACAATCAAGCAGAATTTGAAGTTGAGGAGGGTGCTTCCAAAGCAAAGATTAAATCTGCTTTTGTAAAGAATTTGAAGACCAAGGCACTAAATAAGAAAGTTCTGAGTAAATTTATGGATCTGGTCTGCTGACCAGTTCTAGCACTGACCACAAAGAGGTCCATTACCTCTTTCCATCCTTTATAATTAACCTGTTGAACAAAACCACTATGGCACTCTCTACTGAACATATCTTGTCTTCCATCACAAATCTATATGGTGAGGAAGTAGTTGCTGCTGATGTTCGTGCCTGGTGCGCTATGAATGGCACAACCTATCAGACTGTAACTAAAAAACTTGATGACTATAAAGTTGGTCGTGGTAAGTGGAACCTAACTGTCAAAGAGAAACTTGAACAGTCTTATGAAGCACCATCTGGTGCTCCTGCTTTTGAACAAAACCTTATTCCTCAGCAAGATGATACCTTCATCCAGTTTGGCAATTTCTCTGATGTTAAAAAAATTGTTAAGTCCAATCTTTTTTATCCTGTTTTTATTACAGGACTTTCAGGAAATGGTAAAACACTTTGTGTTGAACAAGCTTGCTCTCAACTCAAGAGAGAACTGATTCGTGTCAATATCACAATTGAGACTGATGAAGATGACCTTATTGGTGGTTTCCGTCTTATTAATGGTGAAACCGTCTGGCACAATGGCCCAGTCATTGAAGCCTTGCAAAGGGGTGCTGTGCTGCTCCTTGACGAAATTGACCTTGCCTCAAACAAAATTCTTTGCCTCCAATCTATTCTTGAAGGAAAAGGAATTTTCCTCAAGAAGACTGGCAAATACATTACGCCCACAAAAGGTTTCCAAGTATTTGCCACTGCCAACACTAAAGGCAAAGGATCAGATGATGGACGATTCATTGGAACTAACGTGCTCAATGAAGCATTCCTTGAAAGATTCCCTGTAACTTTTGAGCAATCTTATCCTGCTCCTTCTACAGAGCAAAAGATCCTTGAAGGTATTGCTCTAGATCTTGGTATTGAAGATTGTTCTTTCTGTAAGAACCTGGTTGATTGGGCAGACATTATTCGCAAAACCTTTTATGATGGTGGTATTGAAGAAGTAATCAGCACACGTCGTCTGGTTCATATCATCAATGCTTATAGCATCTTTAATAATAAAGAGAAAGCAATTCAAGTATGCATCAATCGTTTTGATGAAGAAACTAAAGCATCTTTCATTGAACTTTATGATAAAGTAGATGCTGACTTTCAAATGATTGACACTGAGGAAACTGCTTGATATAATTAATGATAAATGCTTGGTCACTTTTACATGATGAACTTTATGGAGATGATTTAATGATTGATACAGCAAATTCTAAAGATTATAATGATTTTTGGGAAAATGATGGAATTAGTATGGTAGGTAATCCTTTCCCAAGTGCTATGTCAGATGACACTATCAACTTTTCTTCTACAACATTTGGTGCTGCTCAGTCAGTTCCAATGGATTACTTGGGTCTAGGACAAGACCATATTACATTTGATACTGGGACAGTTAATCTGACTACCCCAGAAAAAGAATATAATAATACTAAGTACAAATATAGTGAAGAAGAAATTATAAAAGAACTAAAAGATTATATTGTCAGGACTTATGATCAGCATTATTCTGCTGGTGATGACAAGATTCAAACTCTTGACCTTATTGAAGCTTGTGGTGATGGTGAAGCATTCTGCAGATCCAACATTCTCAAGTATGCCTCTCGCTATGATAAGAAAGGCACTGCACGTCGTGACATTATGAAGATCTTGCATTATGCTGTACTTCTGATGCATTTCAATGACAAAAATGCTCAAAATGAAACCTACCCACAGTGAGATGAAACTGAAACCTACAACTATGAAACTGTCTGAAACCACTGTCAATCTACTGAAGAACTTCTCTTCAATCAATCAGTCAATTCTTTTTAAAGAGGGTAGTAAACTTCGCACTATTAGTGTCATGAAGAATATCCTTGCTGAAGCTAGTATTGAAGAAGACTTCTCAAAGGATTTTGCAATCTATGACCTGAATCAATTCCTCAATGGTCTATCACTTCATTCTGATGCAGAACTTGATTTTAAAAATGATGGTTATGTGATGATCAGAGAAGGCAAGATGCGTAGCAAGTATTTCTTTGCTGACCCATCTGTAATTGTTGCACCACCAGATAAGGACATTACTCTTCCAACAGAGGATGTATGTTTTATTCTTACAAGTCAACAACTAGAGAAACTCAAGAAAGCATCATCAATCTATCAACTACCTGATATCTCTGCTGTTGGTGAAGCAGGAGTAATCAAATTGGTTGCACGTGATAAGAAGAATGATACCTCTAATGATTTCTCCATCATTGTTGGGGAAACAGATAAAGAGTTTGTTTTCAACTTCAAAGAAGAGAATCTTAAGATTGTTCCTGGAACTTATGATGTAATTGTTTCTGAAAAACTTCTTTCTAAGTTTACCAACCAAAACATCAATGTAACTTATTACATTGCTTTAGAACCTGATTCTACCTTTGGATAAGATGAGTGAAGACTCTTTACATATGCCAAATTGGTGATAGTGAATGTTTAACTCATGATGGTTATATACAGATTGGTATATTTAATCACTCTGTTGAAAAACATCTTGAGTTAAATCCTACTATTGATTGGCAGATAACATACTGGATGCCTGATGTATTTGCTAATAGGTACAAAAGAGTGTCTTTTCAAAAAACTGAAAAGAAGAATGAAGGCAGTCCTAAAACAGATAATGCAGGACAAGGTTCTGCAGAGTTTGGTTCTAAACCAAAAGGATGTAATAAATTGGAGGATAAATGACTAGAAATATTGATGTTTTAATGAGGATCACTGGAAGTGCTCTAGTCATCATTGCCTACTTTACTGTCCTTCATGTCAATGTAGTGGTTGGTGTAATTACTCATTTTGTAGCAGATCTTATTTCAGTTCCTTACTTTATTCGTACAAAGTCTTGGGATGTGGTTATCATGTTAATGTTCCTCCTTACAATTTCTGTTTCTAAATTATTATGAACATTTTTGTGACTGACCCTAATCCCTGGCAATCTGCCAGAGTGCTTCCAGACAAGCACATTGTCAAGATGCCTCTAGAGACCTGTCAGATGCTTTCTATTGTGTGTTCTGACAAGTGGGGGCATGGGTTTGGAACCATCCCTAGGGCAGATGGAGAACCCTACAAGACCACCTCAGGTGCCTTTAGAAATCATCCCTGCACCATTTGGGCAAACTCCTTTGTAACCAACTGGCAGTGGTTGCTTGCTCATGGTTTTGGATTATGTGAAGAATATGCTGCAAGATATGGTAAGGTTCATACTTGTTACAATAGTCTTCTAGCAGCAAAGGAAATACTTCCTACTGCAGATCCACAAGGTCTCAGTGGAAAGGACACAACTCCTTTTGTATTTGCTGGACCTGATGAGTTTAAGTATGATACAAGCATTGATATCTTCACTGCTTACAAGATGTATATTTCATCTAAACCATGGGTAAAAGATAATTATCTTCGTATCCCTGATCGTAAACCTGACTGGGTATAATGAGGCATATTCTTTTTACCTTGAAAGGTTGTCCTTTTGATTTGCTTGATGACAAAGAGTTCATAAGAATAGTTTTGTATAGAGCATCAAAAGAATGCAAGTCAACTCTGCTTGATTTGACAGTACATA